GCTTCTTCGTGCCAAAACATTCAGCTAATTTATAAAAAATTTGAACCATTTCACAAAAAACTTTTGTCCAACCGCTTTTTTATTTACAAACCGATGCAGCATCGCATAAGAAACGCCCATGTCCTCGGCTAAATTTGAAAGATTGTAACGCTTCGTAATTTTGTCTTTTGTCATCTTCAGCATGAAATCAACCAAGGTTTCATCATTAGAAAGGTAAATCGTCATCGACTTCATTCGGCGTTTCGGTTTTAGTTTGTAAAGAATCAACCTTGATGTTCCAACCTTCCAGACGTGTGAAATATTTTCCGTTCCATTCACGTCCACGAATATTGAATGCGATTAACGCGGTGTCGCCAATCTTGGCCAATGAAAGCAAGTCACATTTGTCCTGGGTAAATTCAAGCATGATTTGTTCCGGATATTTGTCACCGCTTTCAATAACGATTTCGCGCTTTGCGAATTTATCCGTGATTTGTACTTTGTCACCAATTGTGACAACCTTTCCTTCGATAGTGTAATTCATCGTTTTCTATTTGTAAAATAATCGTGTAGCCCAAAGCCGAGCGCAAGCCAACCGACAACCATTGCCGGCATCATTAAAATCACATAGATAGTTGTAAGCATATTATTTAGAATTTAATTGGTTTATATATTGTGAATAGTATTCATTTGCGAAGATTAATTTTTCACGAATCAATTCTTCTTTTTCAAGGTCGCGTTCGTAAATTACCGAAGTGATTCGCTTTTCAGGTTCAATGTGATCAACTCGATGCAAGTCGATTTGTTCCCACTGGTTCAAGAACTCGTCTTTCGTTGTGACCAAGCAAAAAACAAGTTCAAAGATTTCGCGATCGTATAGCATCAAGTATGCGCGACCTTGCCATTCATATTCGTTGTCGTGAGCTTCGCCTGGCGTTGCCGGCCACGTTTCCAAATTCCAAGATGTTTTGATATCGATTACACGGTCATCGGCTAAGATGTCACATTCACCGGTTAGATATTCGTCCGCAATCCGAATTTGATTCTTTTTATAATTAGTGAACCGAACTAAATTCAGCAAGTCAATTGAATCTTGTTCTTGATCCTTTCCCTTGTTAATGTACTTGTTGTCAAGTTCAACCCGGTAGCCGAAAAAATCTTGCTTTGCAACCTGGCGAATGTACGTCTTAGCGCCTTGACTTAAATTTTCGCCTTTTGATTTCGGCGTTGTCATAAGTTTTCCCAATGACGAAGGATGCCATTTCATAATTGTATTGCTTTTAATTGTAAATCCGTCAAGGAATAAGTTGATTGAAGTTGTTCAACGGTGAATTCATTTTTCGATATTGCAAGCAAAGCTTTTTCAAATCGGTCATTTGTAATTGCCGGTTTTACTTTTGGCGCTGCTGCTGCCATTTGTCCGTCGTCATCAATCGCTTGAAGTGACAACAAAGATTGAAGCGTTCCGCGACGAAAGTAAGTGACCGCCGAAAGTATCTTTTGCGGATCAGTAATCAACGGAAGGCGCATCCAGGATTCAACCATTTCACCGGTTTCGATGTCAACGATTTGCGTCATGACAACATCGTCCTTGATTGGTTGTAAAAGAACAAGACCGTTGTCCCAAAGAACTGGTTCAACCGTTTCCAAAAGCGCGTTGATGTCGGCATAATTCTTTTTGAAATGTGGATTCGTTGCGTTCTTCGCTACCTTTCCAATTAATTGTTTCGCGGAATGTAATCGCGCGTAAATGCCAATCGGTTTGATTGGTTTTGCCGGTGCTTTGACTGGCGTTTGTTTTGCATCCATAGTTTATAATTTAATTTATTTTTACAAATATAAATAAAACTTTTGTATTAATGATAATTTAATCAAGATTTATTTCATTTTCTTGCAAAATTTCAAAGAACTTTTCGCGAATCCTTTCAACCATTTCAAATTGATTTTCTTTTAATTCTTCGTACTTATAAATCCTTCGAAGTTCATCTTTGATTTCGGTCAAGGCGTGCCACATTTTATTTGATTTGACCGCGTTGTCAAATTCAAATTGATCGTCCGGTAAATTGTATTCAATTATTGCTTTCATAATTTTAATTAATTATTGCTATTAATACTTAATTTCCATACTTTGCGCCGGTTTATAATTCGCCAAATGTATTTTTAATTTTCAGTTTTGGCGAAGTATGTCATTTCTTGTCAAGACAAAATTTGTCAAACCATTCCAGGAATAAATCGAAATCTTTTGCAATGAAATACGTTCCGCCGGATCGTTCAATCATTGCTTGATAATTCTTTTGCGCTTCGGACTGGCGATCCTTTCCAATCTTGACTTCAATCTTTACCGAACGACCATAAATCGTTGCCGAAATATCGGCGCTGCCAGGTGTTCCAGTTCCTTTCGTCCATTGTCCTTCGGTCATCGTGCCGTCGGTTCGTCGTGACCTTCGAAAGACACCCATTGTGTTGATTCGTTCGGCTTGGAATCCGTCGAAATTAAGGAAGTCACAAATACATTTCGTCAATCCGTTTGCCGTCTTATCGGTGTACGCGGTTAATGGAATGATGTGACCAGGTGCGGACGGATATTTGTACGAAAGATATTTGAATTCAATCGCCTTCAATCTTTTTTTTGATTCTTTGTTCATGATAATTGATTGTTAAGAACGACAAAAGTGTCGCATTTATATTCGAAGCTTCCGTTTTTTTCGCCTTGTTTTTTTAATTGACGAATCTTTTTGAATCGTTGCTTGGAAACGTAACCTTTTATAAATGCCGTTGAATGATTTGAATCGACATCAACGAACAAATAATAGTCGCATTCTTGTTCGGCGTTAAACAATGACACATTGCATTCGTAATGGTCTTTTGGCGGTGTGTTGCATTCCATTGTTTTGACTTCAATTTTAGATCCGTCAATCAACAAATCAAAGTTAAAATCGCCGGAATGAATGACAAGCTTGTCTTGTTGTTCGTAATAATCAAAGGCGACAATTTCGCCAATCGCGCCGGTTAAATTTCCTTCGCCGGACTTGATTGAATTTTTCAATGCGTTGAACGAATACAAATTTTTTGCTCGTTCGATTTGTCCTGGTGTAATTTCTAATTTTATCATTTTTATTGTTTTGCTTGTTTGTTTAATTCGTCCCAAATATCACCTTCATTTGTGACCGATTCTTCGTCAATTAATTCAAAGAACCGTCCGCCATGATCGCGTTCTTTTCTTAAATCAAATTTCTTAAATTTCGCATATTCCGAAATCCATTTCAAATAACGTCTTGATTCAAGGTCTTTCCAACCGTTTGTTTCTTGTTGGAATAATTGAATTGACGCGTTGTTGTAATGGCGAACATTTGATTCGATGTGTCCGTCGTTCACAAAGTCAAAGAAATCTTTGCTTGTCGCCTGGATGAATCGTTTCGAATCGGCGTTGATTGAAATCGATTGTTTCAATCCATACTTTAAGAACTTTTGAAGATTCCGGATCATGTAATTGTCAAAACGTGACCAGTCATCAACCGACCATGAATCAAATAATAAACGGCCGTAAAGTTCAAGCGGCGATTTCTTCGCGTTAAAATATTGAAAGAATTCCAATTCGTGACGTCGTCGGTCGTGACTTGATCCAGCGCCGGCAATGACATAATTTGTTGTAATTATAATTTTCGGCGACCTTTCAAATGGAATAAAGATTTCATCTTTGTTTTTTCGGTTGACGGTGATTCCTTCCGAAATCAAACTAAATAATTGTTCAAAATCAAAGTTCTTTTTTACGTCGTCGAATGCCAGGACTTGTGTGTCTAAATTGACGCGTTGATATACGAAGTCACCTTTTGAATTGAAAGCTTTGCCGTCAATCTTTACAATTTTACGAATATAAGACAAGGCCGTCAACATCAATGACTTTCCAGAACCACCGTTTGCGTTGTCGTCGATTTCTTGGTCATTAAAAATGATTGCCTTTTGATCGGTCTTATCTTTGAACGTGTGCAATAAATATCCAAGCGTTGATTCAAGCGCAGTTATTCGCTCGGAATTTTCAGCCGATACTTTTGAAATAAGATCTTGAAAGTCATTGTTGTATTCCTCAACTGGAATGAAGTCACGTTCCAAGATTTGATTTTCCCAAATGTAACCTTCCACATCAATATAAGATTGAAGAACAACTGAATTCTTGGTCACTTTTGCAACCCCATTTCGAAACGGAATCAAAGAAACATCTTTCGTGTCTTGCAGCATCTTCAATCCAATCGAATCAATCATGTTCAAATGATTCTCATTGAATAAATAAGTTGACTTTGAACAATAATTCCAAACTTTAATTTCACCGCGCGACATCAAGAATTGAAGAACAAAATCTTTTATTTGATCGGCCGATGAAAGACGAACTTTGTTTTCTTGAACTCGAACGAATGTTGGTTTTTCCGCATTTTCCGGATAGTATTTATTGAATCCATTCTTGACAAGAAATTCAGCATATTTCAAAGGTTCGATTGTAATCGATTCA